AACCTACTGCAATTCTAATTTATGGCCAATCTATTGAACATGATTTCAAAGGCACAAAAGTTATTTATTATAAAAATAAAGTTATAGAGAGGGCAAGAAAACATGGGCGGTAGAGGAGCTGGCTCACCAAGAAAAGGATGGAAAGGGCATTAAGACAGATATTTAATTTCAAAATAATGAAAGGAGGAATTCTATGGCTAAGTTGACAGAAAAGCAGAAATTATTTGTTGACGAGTATTTAATTGATCTTAATGCAACAAGAGCATACAAAGTTGCATATCCTAACATTAAGAATGACCATTCGGCAAGAACACTTGCATCTAGACTGTTGACAAAGGTTGACATCAAAACTTATATTGACGAACAACTTGAAAAAATAAGCTCTGAAAAGATAGCAGATGCCCAAGAAGTCATGGAATACCTCACAAAAGTAATGCGACGAGAAATGAAAGAATCTGTTGTTGTAACACTAACGAAAGAACATTCAGAGTATGTTGATACAGGAGATGGCAAGCCAAGAAAGCAGACAGTCAAAGAAGAAGTTCCTCAAATCGTAGAGATTCCTGCAAAGCTTTCTGATGCAAATAAAGCTGCAGAATTGCTTGGAAAAAGATATGCATTGTTCACAGATAAGGTTCAAGCAGAAATCGTAGTTCCTAGGTTCGAAGGAGAGGATGAGCTTGAAGACTAAAACAATCAAGTTACCCGAACTAGTAGGAAAAGGATATAAGTCCTATTGGAATTTTAGAGGTCGTTATGATGTCTGCAAAGGTTCTCGTGCTTCCAAGAAGTCGAAAACAACTGCATTGCGCATCATATACAACATGATGAAATACGATCAGTCGAACACATTGGTAGTTCGTAAGACATATCGAACGCTAAAAGATTCGTGTTTTACCGATTTAAAGTGGGCAACAAAAAGGTTGGAAGTTGAAAACTTATGGGAATTCAAGTATTCACCTTTGGAAGCAACTTATCTTCCAACAGGACAAAAGATTCTTTTCAGAGGTCTTGATGACCCATTAAAAGTAACATCTATTACTGTTGAATATGGGTATTTGTGTTGGGCATGGCTTGAAGAATCCTATGAGATAACAAATGAAAAAGACTTTGATACATTAGATGAGTCAATTCGTGGTGAGTTACCACCTCATCTTTGGAAACAGTGGATGATTACATTCAATCCATGGAATGAGCATCATTGGCTTAAAAAACGTTTCTTTGATGCAGAGAATGACCCTGACATATTGGCTATCACAACTAATTATAAGTGTAATGAATGGTTGGATGATGCCGATTTAAGGTTGTTTGAAAATATGAAGAATAACAATCCTAGACGATATCAGGTGGCTGGATTAGGAAATTGGGGTATCGTTGATGGATTGGTTTATGAGAATTGGAAAGAAGAAGAATTTACACTAGATCAGGTTATTGACTGTGACTCTGTAGACGGTATTGACTTTGGGTATACGAATGATCCTGCTGCAGTTTTTATAGGCTTCATTGATACAGAACATAAAAAGCTCTATGTTTGGGATGAAATTTATAAAAAAGGTCTTTCCAACAAAAGGCTTTACGAGGAGATTGAAAGCTCACATTATCAAAAGAAGTCTTACACGGCAGACTGTGCAGAGCCTAAGTCGATTGATGAGCTTAGAGGGTATGGCCTTCGTGTTGAAAAGTCACAAAAAGGAAAAGATTCCATTATGCATGGGATTCAATATATTCAAGATTTTGAAATTATCATTCATCCTAGATGTGTTAATTTCATAACCGAAATAGGAAACTATACATGGGATGAAGATAGATTAGGAAACAAAATAAATCGACCAATTGATGATTTCAACCACTTGATGGATGCAATGCGATATGCAGTAGAAAAATATGCATTTGGCCGAGTTAAAGTAAGGACGTTTAAAGGAGGTATTTAATGAACGCATACATTATTAAACCGGATACGATATTTAAGCTATCTGACGATAAAGACATCCTTAACATTGAAGTGTTGAATGGATTGATAACAAGTCATAAAACATTAATAACAAGCAGATATAAAAAGCTTTATGATGCCTATATTGGAGATTATCCAATCTTGCATCAAGCCAATAAAGAAACCTATAAACCCGATAACCGTGTTGTGGTCAACTTTGCAAAATACATTGTTGATACATTCAACGGTTTTTTTATTGGAGTTCCAATCAAAGTATCATCTAAGAAGAAAGAAATTGATGATTATATCAACTTGCTAGATAAATACAATGATCAAGATGATAACAATGCAGAATTGTCTAAGATTTGTAGTGTTTTTGGAAAAGGATATGAATTGTATTTCAATGACGATTATGGAAATCTAGGGATTACCTATTTAGATCCAAGAGAAGGGTTCATGGTTTATGATGAATCAACAGTGCAGAAACCTAGATATTTCGTAACTTATCAGACTGTAGACGAGGTTATGCGTGGGTATATCTATGACAAAACATATAAGTATGAGTTCAACGATAAAGGCGGTCTTCATGTATTTAATGGCGTAGAGCATGGATTCAATGATATTCCGGCCACTGAATTTATTGAAAATGAAGAACGTATGTCTATTTTTGAATCAACATACAGTTTGATTAATGCCTATAACAAGGCAATGTCAGAAAAAGCAAATGATGTTGATTACTTTGCAGATGCCTATTTAAAAATCCTAGGTCCAAAATTAGAAGAGTCAGATTTGGTACACATTCGAGATAATCGAACAATTAACTTTGAGTCAATGGATGGAAGTGGTGATGGAATTGTAGTTGATTTTATGTCAAAACCTAATGCAGATGCAACACAGGAAAATCTAATCAACAGATTAGAGCGTTTAATCTTCCAAAACTCAATGGTGGCCAATATCAATGATGAGAACTTTGGAACGACTTCAGGTATTGCATTGAGATATAAACTTCTTTCTATGTCAAACCTAGCAAAAGCGAAAGAGCGAAAGTTCACATCTGGAATGAATCGTAGATATCGAGTTTTATTTAGTAATGCAGTCACACATCGTTCTGAAAACGACTGGCTTGATGTTGAATACAAGTTTACACAAAATTATCCTGCAAACTTATTAGAAGAAGCACAGACTGCTGCACAATTATCAGGAATCGTATCACATGAAACCCAGTTGTCGTTTATCTCGGCAGTTGAAGATACGAATGCCGAAATGGAGCGTATCAAAAAGGAAGATGAGAATGATATGGTAGAAACTGAAAACCTAATCTTCCAAAATAATGAGGATTCACAAAACGATGAGCAGTAAAACATATTGGCGAGATCGTGAGCTTGAATGGAAAAAGAAGCGTTTAAAAGATGAGCAGAAATATGCGGATGAGATACAAGAAATATATGCAAATATGATGGATTCGGTTGAAAAGGAAATCGAATCCTTTTTTAGTCGCTATGCAAATAAAGAAAACATCACTATGGCAGAAGCTAAAAAAAGAGTTTCAAACATAGATATCAAAGCATTTCAAAGAAAAGCTAAAAAGTATGTAAAGGAAAAGAACTTTTCAGATGAAGCCAATGAACAGATGAGACTTTATAATCTTGCAATGAAAGTCAACCGATTGGAGCTTTTAAAAGCAAACATCGGATTAGAACTTGTGGCAGGCCATGATGAATTAAAATCGTATACTGGTGATAAGCTAGAAGGTGCATATTTAGAAGAGATTCAACGCAATGCTTCTATCTTAGGTGATACAGTGATTGACAATGCGAAGATGGCAAAAACAGTAGCAGATTCATCTTTTAAGAACGCAACCTTTTCAGAACGAATTTGGGTCAATCAAGACCAGCTAAAAAACAGTTTATCTAGTGTTCTATCCAATGCATTGATTCAAGGCAAGAATCCTAGAGAATTTATTCCGCTCATTCGTAAAAAGTTCGATGTATCAAGATGCAATGCAGAAAGATTGTTGCGAACAGAAATTGCACGAGTTCAAACACAAGCGCAGATTGAATCTTACGAAGCGAACGGAATAGATGAGTATGAATATATAGCGTGTAGCTTAAAAGATGTTTGTCCTTTGTGTAAAGAAATGGATGGCAAAACATTCAAGCTTAAAGACATGGAAATAGGAGAAAACGCACCTCCAAGGCATCCGAATTGTCATTGTGCGCTCGCACCACATTCAGACAAAGGGGTATATTACGAATGGCTAAATGGATTAGCAAATGGAGAACACGATCTAAGGTTTGATGAGTGGAAAAGTATTTATTTTAATACTCAAATAGAGCAACACAAAAAAGGAAATAAAGTAAATATTACAAGCCAGGCTATAAACAAAATAAAAAATGTTAGACCAACAGGGTATACAGAGGATGAAGCTCATGAGTCGATGCTTGTAAGACAAGAATTATTATCCTATTCAAAGAAGTACAATAATAGTAATGAAGTCTTAGCACTAAGAAAAATAACTAACACCGAGAAGACACCGACAAATTTTGTAAAAGGGACAGAGGATAGTGTAGACTTTTTAGGTGATTCAGATACATTCCATTTATTAGTTTCTTCTGATGAACGCACATTGGAATTAGTACATAATCATCCTGGACTGTCTTACTTTTCTATGAATGATATAAATGTTTTTATGACATATCCTACTATAAAAACAATGACAATTGTTACAAATCAAGGAAAAACTTGGTATATCAACAAACTCGATAACTTTAATTTTGTGGAAGCAAAATCTGCTATGAAAGATATAGTTGAAAAGTACAAAGATAAAGATGTTGCTATTGAAAAGTTCCTAAAAAAAGGCTATAGTTTTGGTATAGAAAGGAACTGATAACTATGAAAAATAAACCAGTTTTAGATGGCAAAATAACTGACGATAAAGTTTTTTTTGAAAATCTTTTGGAAGATTGGGAAAACGCAGAAGTTTTATATAAAAACTGGGACAAAATTTCAGAGGAATTCAGGAAAAATGAAGGCCGCCTTTCAGATGTTGATTTACCGAACAATATCCTTTCCGCTTTAACATACTAAATGATGAGTATTAAAAAAATATGATGTAATTATAGAAGAAAGAGGAAAATACGAGAATCCCATTGACCATTCCGATGAAATAGCAAAAGCTATTTTAAGAAGACATAACGAATGTGGGATTCAGTGGATAAGGTGATGAATATGGAACCTAATAGACCATTAATTATTCCAAAGGAACTAATGAGTCCTGATGCAGAAACAAAGAAAAATTGGGATTTATTTGATGATATGCTTAAGCAAACGGAAGAATTGATTAAATCAGGAAAATTGGATTAAGTTTAATATTGAATAGGCCGATAAGTGTCGGCTTTTTTACTTATAGCGAAAGGAGATACTATTATGGCTAGTAACGATATGCAGGTATTGATGTACAAGATTTTAAAGTATTTATATGAATGCATGAAACTTGGCAAAGAAGCAAGGTTAGAAGACTTTTCATATAATTCCAAACTCTTTGATATTCCTAAAAACTATTGGTTGGAAATTATTTGCACGTTAGTAACCCATGGCTACATCAAAGGATTTAAGGTATATGAGAACAAGTATAAGGATGTTAAGCTTTATATAGAAAACGATCCGCCATTCAAGATTACCTATGAAGGTGTTATCTTTTTGGAAGAAAACAGTGGCATGAAAAAAGCATCTGAATTTGTAAAAGATTCTTTTAATGTCGTGCTATCTTCTTTGTTGGGTGTTATTCTATAGAAAAAAATATGATGTAATTATGGTCACTCAAAACGAGTGACCTTTTATTATGCAAGGGAGTGATACTATGGATTATTATTTCACACGTGGCGAAGATAGATCAGAACAAATTAAGAAGCATATAAAAGAAGCAGCACAAAGCATTATTGACCATGCAGATGATATTGTGGATCAATATGATTTTCTAACAGATTTAAAGATAGAAATGAATTTAAATCCGGATAACAACTGGCTTCCAAAAGTGCAAGTTACTTCTAGTTTTTTATCCGAAAGAACTATTGTGTTAAAAAAGAATAACGAAACAGGTGATACTATGTGATAAAAATTAAGATTAAACAGACAGAAAGTGATTGCCTGATTGAAGTACATGGCCATGCTCGTTACGCTCCGATAGGAAAGGATATCGTCTGCAGCGCTATCTCAGTACTATTTTTGACATTGGCCAATTCAATCGACGAAACATCGGATGCACTTTGCAGATATTACGAACCTGATAAAGATAGCAAGACGTTGTATATCTCGGGTTTGGACCTTGCTGGAGAACTAGCAATTAATTTCTTCAGAATAGGATGCAAAGGCACAGAAGAAGCGTATCCGGAATACGTGGATCTAAGAGATGTGTAATCACAAATATTTGGAGCGTGTCGAAAAGGTTTATTTTGACCAATGGCTAGAGTGCATCGTTGAAGTACGTAATCAACGGTGCATTTTTTGTGGAAAAGCCAAGACTTATAAAGCCTACATATCCACACTACCAAATAAGACCAAGCATTCACGTCGTTAAACTGTATGGGTTACAGGCCAAGCATTTAAGCCTTAAAAAGATATGGGAAATGACAAGCAAAGTCAGAAAAATAGGAGGAAATTTACTTATGAAAAAATTCAATGACAGACTACCTTTTTGCTTACAACTTTTTGCGGATGAAACTCCAAGTGAGAATGAGAGTACAGGAACAGAAAACACTCAATCCACTGAAGAGCAAGATAACCAAGAAAAAAACAAAGCATCTGAAAAGAAGTACTCAGATGAAGATTTGAATGCGATTCTTGATAAAAGGTTTGCACGTTGGAAAGCAGATCAAGAAAAAGAAAAAGCAGAAGCTAAGCGCTTAGCAGAAATGAATGCACAAGAACGAGCAGAAGCAGAACGTGACAAGGTGCAAAAAGAGCTAGATGAATTGAAAGCAAAAAACGCAATCGCAGAAATGACAAATGAAGCACGTAAAATGTGCGCAGAGCATGATATTAACGTTGGAGATGACCTTTTATCTGTTCTAGTTAATAAAGATGCAGATAAAACAAAGAAAGCGGTTGATGCATTTGTTAAGATGTTTGAATCTGAAGTAGAAAAAGCAGTTAAAGAAAAACTGAAAGGCAACGGTCCAAAACGTGGTGGTTCAAACAAAGGGGTAACTCGTGAATCAATCTTGAATATCACTGATCCAATGGAAAGACAACGCATGATTGCGGAAAATATGGATTTATTCCAGTAATAGAAAAAGGAGAACTAACATATGAAAAAAATTTATAAAGGTATGAACTTGCAAATGTTTGCAGCACCTACAGGATTAACAGGAGCAGGCAACATCCAAGTTAGAGCACACGAAATTGATTTTGTTACTAGTTTTGGAAAGAACATCCAAGCTTTATTGGATGTATTAGGAATCATTCGTCCAATCCGTAAAGCAAACGGTTCTGTTTTAAAAACAAAGAAAGTTACAGGAACATTACAGGACGGACATGTAGCAGAAGGCGAATCAATTCCATTAAGTGAATATAAAGTTACAGAAGAAGTTTTTGATACAATTCAAATTGAGAAATTCCGTAAAGCCGTTTCTATTGAAGCAATTGCAGAGAAAGGATATGAAGCTGCAGTATCTGATACTGACGAACAGTTCCGTATTGATTTGCAAGATAACATCACTGATCGCTTATATAAACAGTTGAATTCAGGCAGCTTAGTAGGACATGAAGCTACTTGGCAATTGGCTATCGCAATGGCAATCGGTAATGTTAAACACAAATTCCAACAAATGAAACGAAATACTACAGGTATTGTTGTATTTGTAAATACTTTGGATGCCTATCGCTATTTAGGAGAAGCTAATGTATCTATGCAGACTGCATTCGGTTTAACATACATTAAGAACTTCTTAGGAGCAGATATTGTATTCTTAACAGACCGAGTTGCAGAAAAAACAGTAGTGGCTACTCCAATGAACAACATCATTGCATATTATGTAGATCCAAGTGATTCTGAATTTGTAAAAGCAGGACTTTCATATACTACTGACAGTACTACTGGCTTCTTAGGATTCCATGTAGAAGGAAACTATGATCGTGCTATTTCTGATATGTTCGCTATCATGGGATTACGTTTAATGTGTGAATACCAAGATGCAATTGCACACTTTGCAGTAGGTGGTTCTGATACTCAGACATTGCGTAATTTAACATTAACGGCTTCTAAAGGCGAAGAAACAGGAACTACAAAAGTAGCAGTTGCAGAACAGTTGCAATCTACGAATAACAAATTCAAATTCAAGGTAGGAGCTTCTGAAGAAACGGTGGCATATGGTGCAGATGTAAAATCTTGGAAGAACTTCGAAGAAGGAGCAGATATCAAAGCAGAAGAATCTAATCATTGTACAGTAGTTGAATGTGACAGAAACTACAAAGCAGTATCAAAAGGCGATGTAGTTGTTGATTTAAAGGCATAGGTGATTAAAGATGTCGACAACAACCGTATTAAATGATGTAAAATTGCTTCTTGGTTTGCAAACTGATGATGAAAAGCTAGAGACCATTGTAAGACTTACGGAGGGTCGACTTAAAGCGCTTCTAAGCGTAAAAATCATACCGGATGAACTAGAATATATCATTACTGAAGTGTCTATCAAACGCTTTAATAGGATTGGTTCTGAGGGTGTTCAAACACATTCAGTAGAAGGGGAGTCAATGTCATTTAATGATGATGACTTCTCTTCTTTCTCTTCTGAGATTCAATCCTGGAGAGATGAGCAAGCCAATCAAAATAAAGGAAAGGTACGATTTTTATGAGGTACGATAAACCTATTTACTTTCAAAGATTTGTGCAAGGTTCTTATAACGAGAATACAGGTAACTATGAAGATGATTCGATTGAAGAAGAAATGGCAATGGCTTCCATAATGGATACAAAAACACAAACTATGATGCAGGTATACGGACAAATCAAACAAGGAAGCCTTACTTGTCATATTCAGAATATTTATGAAAAATCTTTTGATCATATTCGAATCGGTGCGAAGAAATACAAAGTTGATTACTCACGAAGACTCCGAACAAAGGAGTCTTTTATTCTGTCTGAGGTGCAATAAATATGGCAAAAGTTGAAATAAGAGGATTAGATAAACTGCAGAAGAAACTAAAAAAGAATTGTTCTTTGGAAGATGTGAAAACAGTTGTTTTGAAGAATGGAATGGATATGCAAAATAAAACAGTTAAAAATGCAGTATTTACAAAAGGGTATTCAACAGGTGCAACCAAAAGAAGCATCAGAGGTGAAACACGTGATGGCGGATTCACATATGCAGAAGGACCATCAACGCATTATGCACCTTATGTTGAATTTGGAACACGTTTTATGGACGCACAACCTTTTGTTAGACCTGCATTCAAACAACAAGTACCAATCTTTAAATCGGATATGAAGAAACTAGTTAAGTAGGTGATGCAATGGATTCACAGCAGGAATTATTCACTGCACTAAAAGTGCAATTAGAAAAAGCGTTAAAAAGTAAAGGTGTTAATGTATACGATACGTTTCTTCCAAGTGAAGGGACACCATATCCATATGTATACATTGGTTCAAGTCAACTAGTGGACGATTATGGGAATAAAACAATGATTTTAGGCAATATCACGCAAGTTGTGGATGTTTGGCACAACAATCCTAGGAAGCGTGGAGAATTGTCTGAAATTATGCAAACCATTAAGAAAGTGGCTAGACAAATCAACCACACAAACAACTTTGCTTTTATGATCCAAAATGTCAACCAACGGATATTATCGGATTCAAGTACAGGAGCACCATTGATGCATGGTGTTTTAGAGTTGGATTTTAGAATTACAGGAGGAATAAAATAATGAAATTTGATTTACAAATGTTCGCGGAAGCAATGAAAGAATCAGTTGCAGGTAAACAGTTGATCTATCTTTTCAGAGTTGCAGAAGATTCAAAAAAAGAAAGTGCTAGTGCAATTGCATTCCCAACAGAAAACGAGCGAAACGTAACTAAAGATGCAGATACGACTGCAACAAAAGACGGAACTATTCGTACACCATCAGTGGCAGAAATTGAAATTACATCAACATCTGTTTTAGCAAAAGGTGATGCAATTATCGACAAATTAGAAAAAGCTATGTTGGCAGATAAGTTGGTCGAATGTTGGGAAGTAAACCTAGCAGAAGAAGGCACTACAGAAAATGCCGGCAAGTTTAAATCTAAATACTACCAAGGATATTTAACAGAGTGTTCAATTTCATCTGAAGCAGAAGGAGTTGTTGAAGTTTCTTTGACATTTGGAGCGAATGGAAATGGAGCAGATGGATATGCATCAGTAACTAAAGAACAGCAGGAAGTAGCATCTTACGTTTATAAGGATGTAACTCAGGAAGCGCAATAAACATGAGGGGCAGAAAAGCCCCTTTTATTTTCAAATTTAGAAAGTGAGGACTTTGAATGAGTAAAAACATGGAAATTGAAGCAAATGGAGAGATTTATCAGCTAGTAGCAGGGTTCGGATTCTTACATGAAGTAAATAAAAGAGTGACTGTGGATGTACCAAACACTAAAAACAAAAAAGAAGTAGGTTTAAAATTTATGGTCGCAAGCATCATGGATGGAGATATTGATGCATTAGTCGATTGTATCTTCTGTATGAATATTGGACAAACACCACGTTTAAAGAAAACAGACATTGAAAGATATTTAGAAGATGTTGAAGATATCGACAAAGTTTTTGAGGACGTAATCAATTTTTTATCTCAAGCGAATGCGTGCAAGAAAGAAGTGAAATCACTGATGACGAGCATGCAGGAAGAAGAGAAGAAATAGACGAAACATTTGATGAAATGTATGAACGTGTCGCTTTGACTTGTTTTAGATACTTAGACTTCAAAAATCTAGATCAGGTAAATAATCTTACCCCTTATGAATATCGTCTTTTAATGAAGGCCAAAGAGCTACAAATGGTAGATGATCAGTATTATCTGCATTTGCAAGCATACCTAAATATGACTGCACAGGCTAAAAAGCAAGTAGGCAAGAAACAGAGAATGGTATACACGAAATTTAGCAAGTTCTTTGACTATCAGAAAGAGTTGGATCGTGTCATGGGGATAAAGAAACAAAGCAAGTTTGATAAGTTGGCAGAGTTCATAAATAAAAAGGAGGGATAACAATGGCAGAAAGTTTTAGCGTTGAAGCCATACTAACGGCAACCGATAAGAATATGACCTCAACCATGAACAAAGCTATAGGAGCGTGCCAGTCGTTTAGTGATAGAGTTAAATCTATTGTAGCTGGTGTCGGCATAACTAAAGCTATTGGTGCAACGATGAACGTTTTTAGCTCATCCTTTGATGGTGCTATTAATAGATTTGATACCATGCAATCCTATCCAAAAGTTATGAAGTCTTTGGGATTTTCAATTGAACAATCTCAAAAGAGTGTTGCAAAGTTAAATCAGTCAGTACAAGGCTTGCCAACAAACTTGGCAGATGTTGTAACAACATCTAAGTCGTTGTCTGCCGTTACAAGTAATATTGATAAGGCAACTGATACTACAATCGCATTAAACCATGCGTTTTTAGCAAGTGGATCTAGTTCAGAAGATGCATCACGTGGCTTGCAACAGTATTCACAGATGCTTGCTAAAGGTACAGTTGATATGGAATCATGGAGAACCTTACAGGAAACAATGGCTCCAGCATTAACTAAAGTATCTAAGAAACTAGGTATTGCAAGTGGTAATGCAAATGAATTGTATGATGCATTAAAGAATGGAACGATTACATTTGATCAGTTTAATGATGCAATGATTGAATGTGATACAGAAACAGGTGGCTTTGCAGAAACTGCATTAGAAGCTTCTAAAGGTGTTAAAACTTCTATGACTAACATCAAGAGTGCAGTACAAAACTTAGAACAAGGTTTCTTGTCTGCAATGAATAATATGTTGAAGTCAAAAGCCATGGGTGGATTAGTTGATAATCTAGAAAAGATTAAATCAAAAATCTATGATTTCAGAAATTCAATCATGGAATCTAAAGACGATGGTTTGACATGGGATTTCAAGCCTGGAGTCATGGAAAACGTATCAAAGGCTATGGATTGGCTTGCAGATAGAGCAAACAATGCTAAAGCTATGGTTCAACAATTCTATGATGGATTTATGAAGACAGATGCAGTACAAAACGCAATTACATTGTTCGACAAAGTCAAAGATGCTATTGGAAATGTAATGGATAAGTTGCAAGACAGTAAAGTCTTTGAGCAGTTAGGACAAGACATTGGAAATATCATTGCAAAAGTAGAAGAAGTAACTGGCAAAATTGCAGATTTCATAGCAAATCTTAAAACGGAAGATGTTAAGAGATTTGCAAGTGCAGTCAAATTATTGGCAGGAGCATTTGTTGCAATCAAAGTCGGTAGCAAAGTATCTAGTATGATTAGTGGTGTCGTTGGCACGGCTAAAAGTGGATATTCAAAGTTAAAATCAATTATTGACAAAATCAGAGGATTAGGAGAAAAACCAACTCAAGAAATACCTGGACAATTACCACAAAATGGTACTCCAAGTGACAGTATTGGTGATGCAACAATGCGAACTGCTCAGAAAACATCTAAAGCTGCACAGATTATTAATTCTGCATTTGAAGGAATTTCAAATGTTATTACTTCGGTATGTGAAGGTGTAAAAGGAATTATAACAGGTCTAGGAGAAGCAATTAGTACTGCTTTTCAAGGTATCGGACAAGGCATTAAATCGGCTTTGGAAGGAGTCGGCACTGTTATTGAATCATTTGGTACTGCAATCAGTACAGTAGCACAAGGTATTGGACAAGGTTTAGCAACTGCATTTACAGGATTAGGAACTGCAATCGCAATGGTGCCACCAACTACATGGCTTGCGTTGGCAGCAGCTATTCTTGCAACTGGTGCTGCAATGGCATTGGTTGGTTCTCAAGGTGAAGGCTTGCAAATGGTTCTTCAGGGTGTTGCAGATGCTGTTTCTGCGTTTGGACCTGTTATCAAAGAAGTGTTTGAAGGTATCAGTGGTGTAATTACATCGTTTGGAGAAACAGTAAGTGGAATCTTAAACTCAGTTTCAGGAGTGATTAAATCTATTGGACAATCTGCTTTGAATGCTGGCAAAGGATTCAAAGAATTAGCTAAAGGCATTCAGATTATTACTGGTTTAAATTTGTTTGATATGGGAGCTAGCTTAGCTGCAGTAGCAACCGGTATAGGAGCTATATCTGCAGCTTCTGTAGGCATAGGAAGCGCAGGTACTCAGATGATGGCCCTTGTAACTTCTATCAGTATGGTAGGTACTACATTTGCTAGTACATCGGCTACGGTGACAAGCTCATGCAATAACATTATCAGTGCAATGTCTGCAGCAGAAGCTAGGGCTTCGACTTCAGGAACTGCAATGGGTACTAAGTTTACAGCAGGACTTAAAGGAAGCTTATCAAAAAGTGTGTCAATAGCACGATCTTCATGCAATAACATTATTAGTGCATTCAATGCGTGCCAGTCAAAAGCACAATATTGTGGTCAGATGATTGGTCAAGGATTGGCGAATGGCTTAAGAGCTAGTGAAGGTTCTGTTAGAGCTGCGGCCGCTAGTTTAGCAGCAGCTGCAGATGCTGCAATTCAAGCAAAGGCTAAAATTGGCTCACCTTCTAAAGTTACTAAGAAAGATGGTATGTGGATTGGCAAAGGTTTTGTTCTAGGTATTAAATCTATGTATTCTGACGCAAAAAGAGCTTCAGAGGATTTATTCTATCTTCCTATGATGAGTGCTCCTAAAATGGCTTTTGGAGGCATTGTGAGTGATATGAACGCAGAATACGATTACACTAGCAACGCTCAATTAACAGTCGAAACACCACTTTACATTAATGATCGTGAATTCGCACGTGCAACATACAGAGCAAATCAGAATGAGATTAACAGACATTCAAAATTCAATGAGAGATTGCGAGGTAACAGATAATGTATCCATTCGTAAATACAATAAATAGTGGCATCGTCGGTACTAACCTACCGACAGAAGCCATGTCATATAATGGCGTATATTTAGAAAATGAAATAGATGGATATCGTACACTTTCTGTAACAGGACGTGAGTTGATGGAATCAGAAGTAAAACATACTGAAATTGATGGAATGGATGGTTCTTATTACAGATATAAAACAACTCCTGCAAGAACAATTACTGTTAGGTACCAGTTGAGAGCTAGAGGAAGCAGAGAATTTCGAGAAGCTTACAACAAGATGAATAAATTGTTGAGTGGTGAGCAAGTAAAAGTCATTTTTAATGATGAAAGTGACAGGTATTTCATTGGAACTAAGACATCTAATACACAAGTTGATGGTGGAAGTAATAACGTGATCGGTGAAATCGAAATCTATTGCTCAGACCCTAGGAAATATTCATCCACAGAAAAAGAATTTACTGCTACTGATGGAGTATTGAACATTGTCAATGAAGGAACTGTACCTGTAAGTATTGATTATGATGTTCAAACAACATCTGAAACCGGATATATTGGTATCGTATCAACTGAAGGTGTCATGCAATATGGAAAGATTGAAGAATTAGATTCTGAATCATATCAACAGAGTGAACATTTAGTTAATATCAACAATTTTTACAATTGTGCAGATGACACTGGTGGAACGGATGTAATGCATCCACAATTTGGTGCTAATGGAACTTGTGCAAAAAAAAGTTGGTTTGGTCAAAACTTTCTAGGTTTTGGAACGGTTGGAGAAAAAAAAGGAAATGCTAGTGGTGGATTAAGAACATTGGTAATACCTGCAGATTCAAATGGAGATTCAAGTGGATCTCAGAACTTCTATTGTTATTTTCATTTGATATTCTATGCGAGTTTGATGGGTCAAACTGGTGAAATGTGTATCAACTTCTTAACAGCAGATAATAAATTGATTTGCGGTTGTAACTGGTACAAGACAGATACAGTAGGTAATACAGGACATTATGAGTTTTGGGCGAATGGTAAAATGCTAAGAGAGTTCTCATACACTACTTCACATTTACACACGCAAAATCCATGGTATTGGGACTGGGGTCATTGCGATATTCTAAAAGAGGGAGGAAACATTCGCTTCTTCTACTGGGGAGGATATCACGACTACTACATTCCAGAGATTGTAAACATGAAGTGCACCAAGATTCAGGTTGCATTTAAGCAATGGGGTGATAGAGGTGGAAACCAATTGATGGGCATGATGGGGTTTGATGTAATAAACTTCACAAAGAACAATGTATCAAAATGGAGAGATATCCCTAACAGATATCCAAGTGGAACTAAAATCACGATTGACGGAAAATCATCTCACGTTTATGTAAACGGAATGGCTAGGCCTCAAGATGAGGTATTAGGAACTAAATATTTTAAAGCACCAGTAGGAACTACAGAGATCAAGACTACGTGCTCAAGTTGGTCAAAATCAAAACCAATAGTAAAGGCTAGAATTAGGGAGGCATGGTTATAATGGAACAAATCAGAATAGCAGTATTGACTCCTTACGATAAGGTGTTAGCTTTTTTAGACAACACAGTACCTAGCGCAATGCATTACTTTGATGAAACATTGCATACATATTTGAAAGGCTCAGCATATACATTTGAATTCACTACATTGACTGCACATGATGATGCAGTCTTTTTAGTTGAAGGAAATAGGCTTAGCTTTACAAGAAAAAACAAAGGCTATTATTTAACAATCATGAATGTTGAAAAAGGTGGTGACACAACAACTGTTACCGCCTACGGTCTTTGCCTTGAATTAACGAATGAATATGTAGATGCTTATAAAGCTCCTAGAGCTATGTCATTTGCAGAATATGTAAATGCGTATGGATTTGAGAAATCGTTTGTAATTGGCAAGAATGAGGTATCAGACAAACGTATCACGCATGAATGGACTGGTAGCGATACTGTACTAGCTCGATTGTATTCAATTGCAAATGTATTTGATGCAGAATTAGAGTTCGTAACTCAATTGAATGATGATTATTCTTTGAAGAATTTTGTGTTGAATATTTACAGAGCACATTCAGATTCCATTCAAGGAATGGGAAGTGACAAGCGCAGTACAATACTGAGATATCCAAATGATGTGTATGGAATCATTAAAACAAGTGATATTACTGAGCTATACACTGCAATCAGACCTACAGGAACAAATGGATTACAACTTAACTCAATCAGTGGTCGAGTTGTAAATGATTCAAACGGAAATGTTTTGTATAAAGTTAATGGAAATAATATACTAGCACCTCAAGCAAGAGATAGATTTCCTTCAACTTTACTTACGAATAATTCAAATGATATGTACGCAGTGCAAATTTGGTCTTATGAAACTGAAAATGTTGAGACATTATATGGTCAAGCACTAGCTCAATTGAAAAAGAATTGTGTTCCTAAAGTTACATATGATGTAGATGCATATATTGATGCGGATATCGGTGATACGTTCACAATCGAAGATGCAGAGTATAGTCCTACGTTGTATTTAGAAGCACGAATCACAGAACAAGAGATTTGTTTCACTGATTCAGAAAAGTGCAAGACAATCTTTGATAACTTTGAAGAAAAGCAATCACAGATTAGTTCGGCTCTGATCAGTGAAATGAACAAGATGATTGAGTTAAAGAAAGTTTATGAAGGCTCAATTGTATCTTCAAATGGAGTTCTATTTAAGGAAGATTCAGATTCAACTAAATTGACTGCATTGGTAAAGGATGATGGTGTTGATATTACATCTAAGTATTCGATTATTTGGTATAAAGATGATGAGAGGTTATCAACGAGTCAAACAATCACAGTCAATGCTTCAGACTTCACAGAAAAGGCCGTATATCGATTTAAAGCAATGAGTGGTGATCTACTTAAAGCAAGTGCAGAAGTCACTGTAATGCGATTACAAGATGGTCAGAATGGAACAAGCGCATATGTACATATTGCCTATGCAAACAGTTCAGATGGTCGTGTGGATTTTAGTTTAACGGATTCAAATCGTAAATTTATTGGTCAGTATTCGGATTCAAAACAATATGGTTCTGAGGACCCAACAAAATACCGATGGTCTGTAATTAAAGGTGAAGATGGTCAGTCGTTCATAAGTGCCGAGGAACAGTTCTATTATTCAACATCACAAACCGAATTAGTCGGCGGTGAGTGGTTTGTTGGTAATGTGGTTTATCAAAGTGATAAGTTTTTATGGAAAAGATGGAAATGTACGTATGCAAATCCAAGTGAAATCAAGTACACGAAAGCTATATTCGATAACACATGGAATGAGATTGATTCAAAGATCGGTGAGATTCATACTCAAGTATCTCAAGCTAACAATCAATCTAAAGAAGCAGTTGATAAAGCAACGCAAGCTCAAACGGCAGCAAGTAAAGCGAATGAATTAGCTAATACCGCTAACACTCAATCAAGCGAGGCTAAGCAACTAGCACAAGATGCAAATACTAGTACTGGTAAAGCTCAACAACAGATTGATGCAATTAAAGGTGATATCACCGATTCAAAGCAACAAATTCAAGATGCAGTGGATAAAGCCAACGCAAACGCAAGTGAAATTGCTACTGTTAAAGAAACATATGCAACCAAAGTTGATTTAACAAACGAATCAAAAACGATTCATGCAGATGTATCAACAGAGATTGAAAAGAAAGTCGGTGAGTTATCGACAACAGTTTCTCAAACTTATGCTTCTAAGAGTGATTTAACAAGCATTGAAGGTAGCTTAAATACCAAGATTAAACAAAATGCCGATTCGATTACAACTCAAGCAAGTTCAATCGAAAAGCTACAATCAGATACAACGCAAGCTCAGTTAGATATCGCTGATGCAACAAAGAAAGCAACTCAAGCTCAAGCGACTGCAAATCAAGCAGTTACAAATGCTCAGAGTGCTCAAACTTTAGCAGATGAAGCTAAACAAAAGGCAGACAGTGCTCAATTGAATTTAGACAATGCTAACAAGGAATTAGCGGATGCAAAAGCTAATCTAGAAACAGTAACCGGTAGAGTTGATGCGACTGAGAGTGAAATCACAAAAGCTCAAACTCGTTTAACAAACGCAGAAACTGCAGTACAGAAAGCTCAGTCTGATGCAACTAAGGCTCAAGGCAACGCAACTACGGCAATCAATAATGCAAAAGCAGCTCAAGGAGCGGCAGATGATGCAAAACAGAAAGCAGAACAAGCTAAGAAAGATTTAGCAGATTTAACGAATAAAGTTACTTCTAATACAACTAAAATCGAACAAAATTCCAATGCTATTAAATTACAAGCAAAATCTGTTACCGAGATAAAAGGAGTGGCAGATAATGCGAACAGTAATGCATCAAGTGCATTAAATAAAGCTAATAGCTTAACTGATAGAGCAAATAGTGGTGAGTTTGATGGACGTGGTGTTGCAAGCACAAAAGTAGAGTATCAAGCATCTACTTCTGGAACGACTGTGCCTACCGGAGCATGGTCATCTACTCCTCCAAAAACTACTGCTGATAAACCATATTTATGGACAAGGACAGTAATTACTTATAGCGATAACACTCAGAGTACTTCGTATTCTGTTGGAAGTACTCCTGAAGGGATTCAAGTTGGTGGTAGGAATTTAGTTTTAAATAGCGATTTCACAAAAGGTATTAAGCACTGGGTTGCAGAAACAGGTACGCTTGAAATAGGTTCTGATACTATATATGGTCAATATTTGATTATTAATCCAAATAAAGGTTCTAGAGCCTACTATAATACTAAAAATGTGTGGAGAGTTAATCAGATATATTCGTATTCATTTCTGGCTAAAGCAAGTGTAGACGGTGTTACCATACACCCATCAAGGTCTCTTGTTGATACTAGTGAGACAAAGCATTTTTTAACTACAGAGTGGAAACGATATGAAGGAAACATTAATTGTACTCTAACTGCTGATACTGGTACGTTATCAATAAGTGTAAACCACTCTGAAACAACGAATCCTAAGATTTATATTACCAAAATAAAACTCGAACTCGGTAACAAAGCCACAGACTGGACTCCAGCGCCTGAAGATGTAGATGAAGCAATAAATACAGAACGCACTGAGCGACAGTCTGCTATTGAGACTAAAGCAAATGAAATCACTTCAAAGGTATCAGAAACTTATGTATCAAATTCGACATTTGAGCATTATCAAAATACTGTATCAACTCAGTTTACTCAAACAAAGAAGGACTTTACATGGTCAATCAATCAATCAGTGACTGATGCTAAGAATGAGATGAGCGGTCAAATTGACAGTGTAAATGGAAGATTAGATGGTTTGAAACAAACCACAGACAACGTAAACAGTTATATGTCGTTTGATAACGATGCATTGACTTTAGGCAAATCGGATAGTGCATTTAAAACTAAGATTACAAATCAAGAATGGTCGATTCAAAAGAATGGTGCAAAGGTAACATACATAAATGACCAAACGATGTACATTACAGATGGACAATTTACGCAGTCTTTAAAAATAGGTGCATTTGGATTTGTGCCAAGAACAAATGGCTCTTTAGACTTTAAGAAAGTGGGGTGATTGAATGGCAGAATTTAGTGGCGGAATACAAATCACAAATGGTCAATGGGATAAATACTCTCTTATTTTAAAATGTTGGGAAGATTCTTATTCTATTGAAAACAACACATCACGGGTGTATTGGTGGGTTGGTATTCGTTCAAATACACAGTACCATAATCACCAAGGATTGAGCGAACACTATAAAGTGGTAGTGAATGGTTCAACAGTACACGATGCTAGCCATACAGTTTCGTGTGGTAGTGGCCAAACTGTTGGAATCGCAGATGGATATACAACAGTATCGCACAATGCAGATGGTTCTAAATCAATTAGCGTAAGTGCATCATTTAGTTGTGACAATACAAGTTATTACGCACCTCGAACTGGTTCTTGCAGTGGTTCGTTGACATTAACAACTATTCCAAGAGCATCAAGTATATCTATTGATAGTCCTAGTATTGAATGTGGTAACACTATTAATATTAACGGTTCGAGTGCTTCAAAGAACTTTACGCATAAAATCTACGCAACATGGAACGGTAAAACAAGTGAATTAGTAACGATAGCTAGTGGTACAACAACCCCTAGCTTTTCTTATACCATTCCAACCTCATGGGAAAAGGACTTACCTAACTCAACAAGCGGCATCGCAACGTTTACTTTAGAAACATTCAGTGGTTCAAATACCGTTGGTTCTAAGTCGGTAAATGCAACTATCAAAGTCAGAAGAGGTGTAGTTCCTTCGATTGATAGTATCAAAATAACGGATGCAAATTCTGTATGTGCAGGAATTGGGCAGATAGTTCAGTCGCAATCTAGGTTGAATTTTGCAATTACATATAGTGGTGCACAAGGTTCAACTGTTACATCTGTATCAACCGAATTTGAAGGGCAGACATATAATGGTAGTTCATTTACTACTGGAACTGTAAAAGGCAGTGGAAGTATTAACTATACGACAACAATCTATGACTCACGTGGTCGAACTGCATCTAAGAGCGGTTCAGTTACTGTGTCGGCATATAGCTCGCCAAGTTTGACTAATGTGACTGCAAAACGTGCTAACTCAAGTTATGTAGTAGATGAAGCAAGTGGAACATATGCGTTATTGCATTTCAAAGTAGGATTTACTAGTTTAACAGGAAAGAATGCGACATCATTCTATATCCAATATCGAGCTAGTGGGGCTAGTTCATGGACGAAAATAAATTCATGGGATAACAACTACTCACTCGAACAAGATTACAAAGCAGGTAACTTATTTACATCTGCAACAAGCTCTTATGAAGTAGCCTTCGGTGTTAAGGATTCATTTATGAGTGATTATTCTTGGAAAGTTGTTACAGTTACGCCTACTTACACGTTGATTAACTTCGGTAAAGATGGTAAATCACTTACTTTCTTTGGACAAGATGGTAACAGTGCGAATACTTTAACGATCAATGGTGATCTAGCAATTAATTCGGTAAAAGAAAACACATCTTCAACTAAGCTATTAGTTGCTAATGGCAGTACTGTTATGTATCGCGATTGGAATAAATTGGTAAACTCAATCAAGAGTGCAATGTACCCAGTAGGTTCGGTTTATATCACATACAATAATGTCAATCCTGGCACATTCCTAGGTGGAACTTGGGTTCAGTTTGGTCAAGGTCGTACATTAATAGGTCAAGGTACAGGAAATGACGGTAGTACAAGTATGTCCTTTACTGCTAATAGCACTGGAGGTAGTTATAAACATAACCATATTTATGGAATAAAAGTAAATGAGTATTATAGTGCTACATCAAATTTAGGAGTCCGTAAACCAGATGGTTCATGGCAAGGTGGTATAAAAGATGGAACAGGACATGCATATTTTAATAACTGTAGTCAAGCAGCCAATAAAGAATTAAATACAGATACATATAAAATCGAATCAAACACTTCAAATTCAGGTACTATACAACCGTACATAGTTGTTTTCTTTTGGAGAAGAACTGCTTAATTTATGCAATCCTTTTCCAGAAATAAACTGTAATATATGGAGACAAGTTGTTGTGGTATCCGCTTCCACCTTGTGAATTTGTGATAACAGCTGAAGTATTTACACCACCACAATCTCTGTTTGGTTCATTATATATACCCCAAGTACCCCTAGTGTAATGTATACGCAATAATTCATTTTTATCATCATTCAAAACAACATTATGATAATGACTTGGCATTTCTGCTTGCGTTAACCTGTGGGTGTATTCTCCACCGGTTGCTCCGGTTGTAAAGGACATACATTTACTTGTAATAGTCACAAAGCAGTTCAACACATTTACGCTTTAATTCCATTTGAGGATGTACGTAGATGTTCATTGTGATTGATACGTTGGAGTGTCCTAACAATTCGCTCAGTGATTTATAGTCACAACCACATTCAATACATCTTGTCGCAAATGTGTGTCGGAGAGCGTGAAACTTCCTATGCGGTAGTTCAAGTTCTTTAAGCAACTTATTGTAATACAATCTGTATTTATTAGGTTCTATCGGTTTATCTCGATTCGTTAACACATAGTTGTCTGCATCACCTTGAAACAATATAGCATAATGCATTATCCATGTGTTCAAGGGAATCATACGAGTGCTAGAACGTGATTTAGGTGGTGTTATTGAAAGATGACTACCGTCTTCTTTTGTGTATGTTCGTATCATGGTTTTGTCAATTTTTAACAGTTTGGTCTGTACATTTATATCAGACCATTTCAAAGCGCATAGTTCACCTATGCGTATTCCGGTGTGGATGCATAAAAGTATTCCAAAGTTTTTACAGTTGATCTCAGATTGGAGGTGATTAATTAATGTTATTTGATGCTCTTTTTCAAAAATCTCGACCGCCTTAGGAGGATGGTAAGGCAACTGAACATCGACTTTGAATGGAAGTGTAAACTTCAAGATTTGAATAATGTCTTTGGCGTATTTGAATGATATACCTCCTTTGCCATCTTTACGGCCGTTTTCAAGCTTTTGAAGAATCATTTCCTGGAGAATATCATTGTTCAGTTCCTCGATTTGATAACTGCCAAGTGATGGCAGTATGTGATTGTGGATCACATTACAATAATTTGTGTAAGTGCTGTATTTTAGATAGATTTTCTTTTCCTTTAACCAGGATGTTAATTTTTCTGAATATAGCATTTTTGTTTTACCTCGCTTTTTTTATATTAATAGGAGGATTTTAAATGGTTAAAACACATGAAATCAATTTAAATACTAAATTATGGAACTTTTTCCAAGAACACGATTTTATTATTCTTGATTTGACAGGCAAACAAATCAATGAACAAGATTATGTGTTATTTAAACAAGTATCATTAGATGAAGGGAAAGAAACTGATACAGGTTTATTCAGAATGACACAAATTCGTAGCATCACAACTAACGATGGTTTCAAAGATGGTTATGTGATGTTAAACGTAACTAAATTATAGATATTGCGGAGTCTAGAAATAGGCTCTTTTTTAATAAGTCTAATAGGAGGATCAATATGAATTTAGATTTTACACAAGTTACAAATTATTTTGTTTTAGTTGTTTTGGTAGCGTGCTTAGTTGTCGGATATATTTTAAAAACATCATTTACAAGTTTTCCTAATAAATATATTCCAACAGTGCTTGCTTTAATTGGAATGACATTAAATCTAGCGGTATCAGGCCTTTCGATTGAAAGTGCCGTATATGGAGCGGTTATGGGATTGGCATCTACCGGACTGCATCAGGCATTTACACGTTTCATTGAAGGCAAAAATGAAGAAAAATAAAGTAGGTGGTTTGTATGGATTTTACAATTACAAGCCAACAGATTGTATGGATTTGTGGCTTCATAGCATCCATTTGGGGAGTTGTGAAGATTATTAAAGAATTGAAAAAGCCGAGCGATGATTTAAAGGCTACAGTCAAAAGACATGATGAGTTATTACATAAGGATAACGAGCGATTGAACTCATTGGAAAAGATTACGTTGAATCAAGAAGGAATCAACAAAAAGCTAGAAGAACATACTCGGTTATTATCTGACCATGATGGTAGATTGGATGAAGATAAAGAAAGAAGTAATTTGCTACTTAAGGCAAACATTGCAATCTTGAATGGTTTATTGTCAGATTCTGATAAGGAAAAGTTAGTCGAAACTAGAAATGAAATCCAAGATTTCTTGGTCGAAAAAAATTAGGAGGTATAATTCATGGAAGAAAAAGAAGTAAAATTTGAAGATTTATCAGAAGAAACTCAATCAGAGTTATCAAATGGAAAAGAAGAAGGTGAAGAAGAATGTCATATTCAAGCTTAACAAATAAATATATTCCTGCTAGCGAAGACAACTATATGCGTGGTAGAGGTGGCTATAAAGTATGTAAAATTACACCTCACCATATGGCATGTCAGTGGAGTGCCGAAAGATGCGCTCAGTCGTTCCAAGTAAGCGGAAGAATGGCTAGTGCAAACTATTGCATTGGTTCAGACGGTACGATTGTTTCGAATGTAGACGAAGAAAACAGAGCATGGACAAGTTCGAACTATTACAACGATTGCCAAGCTATCACAATTGAAGTTGCAAATGAAACGTGTGCGCCTAATTGGACTATCTCAACTAAAGCATGGAATGCATTGGTAAATTTATGTGTTGATATTTGTAAGAGATACGGATTTAGATTA